CTTTAATGCAATATTTAAATATTTTGTTTGTCCAGTATATGTTAAAATGCCTCTTACTAAATCTTTAACTGCTTTTGGATCCATTCCTGCCATTACCTGTGCTGACGCAAATCCTTTTAAAGTTCCTACAATAGCTTGAGGAGAAGACAAACCTTTTATATTTTCTGCAACTTGTTTTAATTCATTATCAGATTTTAAACTATTTATAGAAACTGACAGCTCGTGATTTGATTTTTTGGTTGCATCTGTAAACATAGTTATTGCAGTAGCACTGCCAGAATATGTTTGTTTTACTACTTGCTCATGCTCTTTATGTCTCTTTTTAAGATCTCCAACAAGATTAATTGCTGTGGTAACAGCTCCTACAACTGCTGTTAATGGACCAGAAACTTCTGGTCCCATCCAAGATGTAAACATGTATGTATTAAGCATTGCACTAGCAATACCTTTAGCTCCAGAAACATCTGCTCCACCAATAGTATTTGGAACTTGTCCTAATGCTATTTGAGCTAATAAACCTTTGCCAAGCCCAGTCCCAGCAGCTTTTTTTAATCCAGAAGTTGCAGTTTTTAAAACATTAGTTACACCTGGTGCAAATCCTGGTAAAGTTCCTGCATTCATAGCATCAATTATTGGACCATATTTTTGAGTAGCAGCTTTATTTACTACTGATTCTCCAGGAGTAAGCATTGCTGGAATTGTATCTCCATTTCCAGAACCTGGTACTCTACCACCTGACGCAAATCTTAAACCTAATTTTTCTACAGTACTTGCAATACCAGACCAAGCTAATTTTCCAAATCTGCCAGATTGTCTAGCTGTATATTCAACTCCATATTTATTGTCTTTTGGAATGTCAGCTTTCTTAGATGGACTAGAAAGTAATCTTTTTTGGATAATTCCTTCAGCAATAATTTGATCTCTTGTTTTACCTGCCATTTTTGCTGATTCTTCAGCTGCGGTATCTCCAAGAATTACATAACCTCTACTTACTGCTTCAGGTTTAAAATTACCATTTTTATCAATAATATATTCATCTACAAGACTTTCTATTACTTTTTGATGTGAATCTGATTTGTCAAATACTGCTTTTACTTTTATTTTTTCTGCTTTGATTGCAGCATCTAAATCTTTAATAGAACCAGAGCCTCTAACATTGTTAATTGCTATTGCATTAACAAGTCTATCTATATAATCATCTTGTCTTAAATAATTAATGATTGCTTGAACATTTGCTTTTTGTGTTACACTTTTTACACTTGGCAATTGAGATTCATAAAATTTTGCTGCATTGCTTGCATCATTTTTTGTTAAAGGAATAACATCTCCTAATAAATAATCTGGCAATCCAAATTTTTTCGCTTGCGATAATCTATCTGCATTTTTCCAAAAGGAAGCCATTCCAGCATTTACTTCTCTTGAAGTTGTTGTTGCAGTCCCCAAGCCAAAACCGTTCATTGCAAATGATGAAATACTATTTACTTCTGATTCTGAAAAACCTAATTTTTGTAAAGCAGATACTATTCTAGGCATTTTTAATAACTGTGAAGATCTTATTATGTGTGCTGACTGTGGAGATCCCAATCCCCCAGACACTGTGCCTCCTCCAGAAAATCCTGGAAGCACCCCTCTATTCATAGCATCAATTATTGGACCATATTTAGCTGTTGCAGATTTAGTAACAATAGATTCTCCAGGAGTTAACATTGCAGGGACGGTATCGGAATTGCCTGTTCCTGGAACTCTACCTCCAGATGCAAATCCTGGTAGCTTTAATTGTGTCCATCCTTTAGCACCAGAAGTTCCCTTTGCTGTAGGAGATATCAACCCTATCGCTTCTGATGTCATTGCCATTCTTTGTGCACTGATTAAAGCTTCAAATTGTGTTGTTAAATCAAATATAGATTTTCTTAAAACTTCAAAAGCTTTAGCATTTGTTGTAATTGCTTCTGGCATTAACTCCATTTGATTTCTTGCAGCAACCATACCAAGATCTAAATTTTGATAAAAATTCTTTAAATTTTCTATACCAGCTAAAAATTTATTTGTTGATGGGCCTGCTTCTTCCATTCCTTGACGGAACATACGCATATAATTTAAGCCCTTTAATACGTTACCAGCTAAATTTGAAAATAAACCAACTAGCATTAAAAGTGGACCAACTACTAATAATCCACCTATTCCAGCACCACTTAAAAATTTAAAAACACTAGAAGCTCCTGCAAATAAATGTCCAACTTTTTCAACAGCTTTAATAATTTTATCAACAGCATTTCCAATAGTGCTAAAAGTATTTAAAAATGCTTCTCCCATTGGTAACAAATCTGCTTTTACAGTTTCAGTCATTCTTTTAAATCTACCGCTGGCAGATTCTGTTTGTTGTTTTAATTCGTTATCAGCTAATTTTGCTAAATCTGTAGTAGATGCACCCATTAATTGAAATACAGTTGCTGTTTGACTACCAGCTTTATTTATATTATCAAGTAATGCTTGAATTCTTGCAAATTGATATTTACCAAACATTTTTTCAATTAATTGTGCTTGACCAAGTTTATCAATATTTTTCATTTGTTCTGCTAATGCTTTTAACATCATAATTGGCTTACCGCCAGTTTCTGTTGCTATATTAGCAATATCAATATTATATGCCTTAAAAGCATTTTGAGCAGATTTAGTTGGATTAATTAATGAAGACAGTGCAGACTTGATTGCGTTAGCTCCTTGTGCTGCTGGAACCCCTGCTTCCTTCATTGCAACCATCATTGCAGCAGTATCTTTAAATGATCCGCCTAACTGTTGAACAATTGGTCCAACTCTTGGTATTGCATCAACTAAGTCTTGAAGAGATGTAGAAGTTTGGTTTTCAACAGCATTTAAAAAATTAACTGCGTCAGTTAATCCTTGCGTACTTAATTTATAAACATTTTGAAGGGATACTGTTGCTTGCATTGCTTGCTGATGATCAAGCTCTCCTAATGTAGCAAGTCTAATAGCTTGTCTAGTTGCATTAACAAGAGCAACTCCTTGTAAACCTGTGGCAGCTAAATCTGCAGACATAGATGCTGTTTCTTGAACAGAAACTCCAAGAGTTTTTGCTAAATCATTTCCAAGACCAACAATTTGTGATCTAATTTGAGTTAATGCAGCTTGTGTAGGTTGTATTAATCCTGTTCCATACACTTTTTGCATTCTTGTTAATTCATGATCAACTTGTTTAAATGAATTTGCTACACTTGCTCCAAACATTGCAAGTGGCATAGTTAAACCAACTGTTAATTGACGGCCCATCCATTGAGTATTTTTACCAAAATCAATAAGTTTTACAGCACCATCTCTTAAAGCAGTATTTAAAGCTTGTTGGTAGAATATTGCTTTTTCTTGTGCTGTAACAATTCCATTAATATCTGTTACTACTTTTGCATATCCTGGGCGTAATGGATCTGCTATTGCAATAGATCTATTTACTCTTGCTTGCTGTGTGGCTAATGCATCTAACTCTTTAGATATGCCTTTTGCATTATCACGCCATATTTTATAATAATTACTTAAATGTAATTGTCCAGATTGAAGTTGTTTGCCAAATTTAGAAACATTGTCTGTCATTGCTACAGACTGAATATTAAATGCTCTAGTTGATAAAACTGCATCGTCAAATGCTCTTTGAGATGCTTTAATTCCTGCTGTTACTTCTGGGGTAAAGGGACCACCAACAGACACTTTTTGAAGCGACAGCATCGCTTCTTTAAGTTTAGATACTTCTGCATATACTTGCTGAAACTGAGCATTAGCAATTATATTTAATTGAATATTATTCAATTTATGTATTGTCCTCCACCATGTGTCCTAATCCTAAACCAATTCCAAACCCGTCTTGTTGTGCATGGACTCCTTTAAGATTGGTAATATCTGTATCTTGCGATACACTTTCATCTAGATCAATTCCTTGAAGTGATGCTAGAAATTTTTTATCTGCCATGTCTTTTTTATGCATAGCATCTAATGTTGCTAACAACTCTTCAATAGATAATGAAGATTCAAGATCTTCATAATTCTTCCATTGACCTAGAAGAAAAGCTTCAGATTCTAAAGAGGCGAGATCTAGAGATTCCCAGCTAGATTCGCCCCTGGGAAGTTTGGGTCGTCTGCATTAAGTTTTAACCCTCCTGCAACTTCCAAAATTTTCATAAGAGTTGGGATTTCAATAGTATCTTCAAATTTAGCTTTATCTGTTGCTAAACCTGGAGCAAATTGTTCCATACATATCATTCCAGCTTCTATAAAAATTTCCATAGCTTGCTCTTCTGTTTCTACAGAATTATCTTGAAGTTTTTTTACTACAGATAAAAACTTTTTTAAATGTGTAATTGTTAATGGTTTTACTTTAATATTTGTGCCATCTGAAAGTTGAATTTCAATTGTTTCATATATTACTGTTGGCATTATTCTCCTTTAATCATCTTTGTATAATTATAGCAATTTATATACATAAAACATAAGAATCCCCCCATTTCTGAGGGGACCCTTTTTTATTTAATTGTTTATTTAATTATCAAACAGTAGAGTATACACGGTCAATAATTATACCGTATTCCATACCGTCATATTTATCAGCATCGTCAGGAAGACAACGGAACTGAACTGGGAATACAGTTGCAGTATCACGCTTCAATGCGTGAGATGTTACTTCTACCTGGACAACACGACGTGCAATATAAACACGTTCTTTCTTTGTAACTGCAGATACATCTACTGGAGCTGACTCTGAACCAATGTTTCCTGGAGCATTTCCAATAGCAATCAATGAACGCTCTACTGGAGCTGTTCCAAGAGCACCAGCTGAAAGCTTTAAAGATCCGTTTGTTGCTGATGCGTTTGAAGTTGTTGCAACATTTAGAAGTGTATTGGTTGCATTTCCTGTTGTACCACTATATGTAAGAACAGGGTCGCTTTGACCAAAAACTAAAGAAATGTTTTCTAGTGTTGCTTCTGAAAGTTCTGTCTTAAGCATAACTTTAATTGATTGCTTAAATAGACGTGCTGCATCAAGAAGCTGATCCACCATAACTTCGCCATATCCTGGCTCATAGGAAATTTCAAGACCAGTGCTTGTATATCCTACATCTCTCCAGTCTGTTGAATTATTAACTAAATATCCGTTTGACTTTTGTGTTTGCCAATTAAGTCCAGTTGAACCTACTGTAGTATCTGGACGGTTTGCGTCTGTTGCATTACTAACAAAAATTTGTGCTGCACCAACAAGTACATTTTTTACATTTGCTGCCATATTTTTTATTTCACCACCTTTATATTTTTAAAGTGTTGACAAAATCTTTCCTCGTACCTTAATAATAACATATTAGACTTATAATACGAATTTAAAACCTACCATTTGAACCAGTAATGCGGGAGTATTTATACGAAAAAGTAATTGACCCATACTGAAAATCTCCTTCTGCATCGAAGGGTTCTGGGGACTTTACATTATCTATGGATGTATCATGGTACTTAAAAACAGTGTTTCCAGACAAAAATGAATTGATATCTGAGGCACTTTCGTCATATCTTCTGAATAAATCTATAATTAAATTATTGATTTGATTTATAACTTCGTAATTTTGACACATTATTGTAATGGTAAAGGACTCTTTAAGCATCCACCATTGAACAGGGATTTGTTGAACTTCAAAATCATAAAACATATATGTTTTTCCAGGTAGCATATTATTAAATTCTGGAACTTGCTGTGCTGGAATTATTGGAATGAGTGGATCTACAAACCCATCTGCATAGTAATCATTTACATTTAAAATTTTAGATTGCTTAATAGCATTCCAGATATAATTTCTTATATCCGTGGCTGGAACTGCGTTGTAATTTGTCATGCTATTGACTCACCTCTATAATATTGTTTTAATAGATTAATTATAGCAGTTCTTACTTGAACGGGTCCCGCTCCTTTTTTATTTAAAACTTTTTCTAGCTCTAAATTAATATTATCTAATATGCCAGATGAAGAAATTACAGACGATAATTTTGTGTCAAACCACATGTTAAAAAATTTTTCAAAAGACCCTTTAACTTGAGTTCCGCCTGGTTTTAGATTTTTAATATAAGTTCCAGCTGCAATAAATCTTAATTGTCCATCATCCATTATTGGTAACGGTTTTGAAGCTTTATAAATTATTGGACTTCCCGATTCCATTACAGATGCTTTATCTCTAAATATAGTTCTTGCTGCAACTGTTTTGCCTGTGCGTCCTGGAACTAATAAGTTTGGATCTATAGGAACTGTTGAGTAGGACTGTTTAAAACCAGGTTTAATTATTAATGATCCACCTACTCCAGGTTCTTTATATAAAAAAAACAATTTACTATCAGTTATTCCTATTTTTTTCCATTCATAAATATGATGATATTTTTTAGGATTAGACAACTCTTCTAAAACTGCAGGAGATTTTAATTCTTTCACTCCGTCCAATTTAAGTTCAATCTCTTTATATATATTATCTATACTAGATTTACTTGCTTGTAGTGTTATCATTTTGGACACTTACCCTTTGCAAAATCACTTCATAATAAGAAACTTTACCAAATGGGTCTAAAACAGCATGAGAAGCTGTTACATCAAAAATTGTATCTGGGTTATCGTATCTATCTAATTCTGTGTAAACTTGTTTTCCATCGTTTGATTTAATCCCTGATACTCTCCATCTTTTTGAAAATGGAATCAAAGTTTTCATTTTTAATTGCAATTTTTCATCATAAGAATCAAATTTTCCAATTGCAAATTTTTTATTGTCATAGCGATTGCCCCCACCAGATGATTTTAATGGTTCTATTTTACAAGATATTGTTTTATTATAAACCCATTCTCTTGTAATTGTTCCGCTTGTAGGTGATTGTTGATTTTGTTGGATAAATACATCAGCAGTCATATTCATAATACTTCCCATAAAACCATCTATCATTATATTACCACTATCCCTGTATTTCTATAGCTATCTAAAATAGAATCTACTACTACATCACCAGTTCCATTAAATGCTCCATTTGCAAGCTCAAATGAAATTTCAGATAAATCAACTTTCTTTAAATACTTTTGTCTCCATTCAGCATCTCTAGATAGTAAATTTCCTGCTAATTTTTTAGCACAATATGCTATATCTTGTGGAACATAAGGCCAACCTACATCTCCATAAAAATGATATCTTGCATGATCTCTAAAACGACCATAATATAAAATTGTAGGATTATATTGACCTTCGTAAATTACATCTTCAGAATTTTTAATAATTCTAATTCCTTTATTAGTTGGAGTTAATTCAATATCATATCCAAAAGTATTGTAAACAGGATTTTGAGTATAATCAATTACAAGAATTCCATTTTCATACATTTGAGTAATATTAACCATGCGTTGTGTTAATTCAACTGCATCTGATCCATATCCAAATACTTCTTGATGTCCATAATTTCTGCCAAAAGTTTGACTAGTGTATGAATCTATTTGGAATCTTGCAACTTGTTCTGCTGCTACTATATCGTCATATGGAATATAGTTTAAATCTTCTGGGCGTGTGCCTATTTTGTGATAATTAATTATAGAAGATACTGATGCATATGGAGTATAAATTTGATAGTAATCTTCAGCAGAAACTGATTTTCCACCTACTGTATAATTCCATTGTAATCTTAAAACACGATTAAGATTTGTATATGCTGGATCTAAATCAAATGTATATTTGCCTATGGCGGGATCATTAAATGCAACCCCGCCAGTTCCGACAACTGTTCCATAGTCTGCATCTGTAATGGAAACTACTACATTTCCGTCAGCATTTGTCAGCTCACCGTTATTATAGATTTCAAATTCTGCAGTTTCTGTTGTACCTCTAATTATTTGATGCAACTGACTGACCTCCTATTAGTTATAGAACTCCTGTGCTTCTCTAGGAGTAGCAGGGCGGAATCCCATTTCATTATCAAAAATTCTTTGAGCATCATCTTCCGTCATAGCAATAAATGGATGTTCTTGTGTAAACACATAACCATATGTACTATAAGAAGGATTTTGCCTATCCATTCTTACTAGAACAGTCTTAGACTTATCTAGTTTTATTTTCTTTTTTGGTTCATCATCAAGTTTTACATCTTGCTTTTCTGCACCGCTAAATTTATTATACATTTCATATGTAATGCCTTCTTCTTGTAAGGCTAATATTAATGATTGCTTTGTGGCTTTTTCTGGCATATCAATACCAAAGCTTTCTGCAACTTTCTTTAAATCTGTTAATTTTAAATCTTCAAATGACATTTATATTCCTTTTCTGTCATACCTATTATACCATTTTAATATATAAGCGGGAGGAATTTTAATTCCCCCCGCTTATTTGCACCTAAAAGGTTATATTAGAATGTACCACGGGTACGTGTAGCTTCGTTAGAAACTAGTGCACCGTGAGTTACAGATCCAAGTGAACCGAAGTTTGTTCCGCTAACTTGAATATTCTTTACGATAACATGTGCGTCATAATTCTCAAATGCACAACCAACACGGATAAATAGAGTATACTCAATTGTATCCTTCTTTGGCTGGAAGAGACGATAGACAACAACATCACGCTTGATACCAACAATAAAGTTCTGTGGGAATGTCAAGTGAAGATCACCGAACAAACCTGCAGAAGCGTTATAGCCTGAATCACCGTAAGCCTTACCTGTGGAATCACGAGTTTCATCCATCAGAGGCACGTTGATAACTGGGATACCAAATGCAAACGGAGTGGTTGTACCAGGACCTCCGTCGTTAGCAACTACATCACCACGGATTACGCCAGAAGCGATATCCCATGGATTAACTGAACCAGCATTCGCTGTAAGATTATATAGATAATCCTGCACTAGGTTTGAACCTGTGAAGAAGCGAAGTTGATTGCGACGTTGCTTGTACTTACGTGGCATGGTCTTGATAGCCTTATTGAATACAGCCTTATCTAATCCCTGTGCATTTCCGTCAACGACGTGTGCATTAGCGATTGCATTTGCACGGAAACCAACGAATGCTGACATAAGTCCGCTTCCTGTTCCAGTTGCATTAATAAGTGTATCTTCAATATCATTACCAGCCTGTGTTGCCATCAGACGTGCAATGTGATCTTCTAGATCTGGGCCTTCAATGTTATCTTCCAAAGCTTCTGCTGAAAGTTCCCAATCAAGACGAAGCTTACGAGTTGTTAGAGAAATCTTAGAGAAAGTTGCGCCTGCGACAGCGAACTGATCTCCAGCTGCATTTACGTAATCACGAGGATTCTCTTCTGCTGCAACTGTCATAAGTCTCTGACCAACAGATACACGATCAATTTCTGTGGTATTGGAACGCATACGGATTGTACGTGCTGCCTTTGCAAGAATTGTTGCATCCCACATGTAATCTAGGAATCTGTTAGCTTGATCTGGGTAAAGAAGACCAGTACCTGAACCTGTTCGGCCATCGCCAGAGAGGTCATTGCCTGGAGTACCCAAATTTGTTGTATCAATTACTTTTTGTAATAGCTCATTGCTCATTATTTTATTTCACCACCTTTATTTGTTTAAATTATAGATTGTTTAATCCGAGGAAGGATCCTTGCCAATCAAACTCCTTATAAGATTTTTGGAGTTTAGTATCCCTTGATGTACTGTCTACGTCACCAATGGACTTTTGTACTGCAGTTTCATTCTCGTATGATGAAAAACGCTTTTCTAATTCTTCAAATCTCTTGAAGAAGTCAGCAATATTATTTGTTAGAGATGTTAACTCTTTTTTAATATCTGACACTGCACTTTCCATTTCTGAACGAGCTGATGCTACTGAGTCTACTGACTTCTGTAGCTTATTTTCTACGTCTGCAGAATTCTTTTCAATTGCACCATTAAAGAGGTCACGCAATTCAGTCAACATTTTTGCAAAAGGTTGTTCTGCTTCTGCGATTGTGACGGACTTTTCTACGTTTTCCTCTGCTGGAGCTGCTTCAACTTCTGCTGGAGCTTCTACTGAAGCTTCTGCTGGAGTTGTTTCTTCAACAATTGACTCTGCTGCTTCTACAACAGGTACTTCATTGTTTGTTTCGTCTGCCATTTCATTACCTCCTTTATTGATAGCATATTCTGAATCTGTATTTGATTCAGACTTCTTTATTTTTTTATTTTGATCAGGATATAAGTTTATTGTTTTATCAGAACTTACTGTATTTTGAGGATCTGCGTCATGTGTTGTTGCAGAATGTGTTGAATTAGGAGCATCATCTTTTGTTAAATAAGAATCAATAACCTTACTAATTGCTAATCCTTTTTCGGTTTCTGAACTTTCAATCCAACCAACATTTTCCATTCCTGCTCCGCAAACAACACAATCTTTTGATAACTCTAAAGATGATGATGCAATTTTATCTGTTTTGCACCAAAAAACATTTTCAACAGAAGTATCTGCTGCAATTCCTTTTATCATTGTTGTACCATCAGCATTTTTTTGAATAGAAAAGATATTTGCTAATGGGTTTGCTGGAGTATCAACAAGAGATAATTCCATAAGATCATATTCTTTAATAACACGATGTTCTGATTTGTCTCCTGGTTCAAAAGATGACTGAACTATATTTCCACCAATTGAAAAACCTGTTAATGTATTATCCAAAACTTTTTGCCATGTATCTTCTGCACCTTTTGATACATATGCATTTACATAAATTCCTTTATATGTTTTACCAGATTCTTTGTCGTAGTATTCTTCTGGATGAAATGAAAGAACTTTACCTACTGCTACTGGAGCATGCATCTCTCTTAGATTTCTGCGAAAATTAGCAAATGCTTTTTCTGATGCTTCTGCAGTTACAACATCTCCATGACGATCAATATTGTCAAGAGTTGCAAAGCCAGAGACTGTTCTTTTCTCTTTATTTACTTTAGCTATTGGGAACGACATGTGAATTGAAGATTCACTATTGTTCCATTGTACTTTTTGGATATTCATTCTAAGTTAAATAATAGCAATATTTATGCATAACGCAAAATATTATGGTATTATTTTACCTTTCGTCCTGAGTTTTTTGGGTTTCTTCCCGAAACCTTTTCTGAAGGTGCTGCATTTCTAGTTTTATCTCTTGATCTTGATTGCATTGTTTGTGCTTTTATTTCAGCTGCTTTTGCTTGCGGGTCAAAGACTTCTTCTCCAGAATCAATTGGATTTAGACCCATTCTCATTCTAATTTCATTTGGTTTTACAACTTGTGTAGTTAAGTAAATTTGATCAATTTGAGCCTGTGAAAGTTCGTCAGTTAGTGTTAATTCTTCAAACTGGAAATTAAACATATCAGTAAATTCTTTAATTAATTTATTAATTTGCATTTCTAGCATATCTTGTGCTGGACGAGATACTTGCTCTTTAAAAATTTTATCGTCAAGTGGACTAGGGGTTCCGTGTCCAATTTTTGATAATGGTGTTCTATGGGCAATTAAAATACGATCTCTATTTTCTACTGTATAGTTTTGGAAGGAGGAATCTTGAATCCCTGCCTCTACTGGCTTCATTTCAAAATCAATACGAGCATTATCCCCATCAGATGGAAGCGGAATGTAAAGAGTTCTATGATTACGTCCCTTTAAGCCAATCTGGAAAAATTCTAATAATTTTCTTTCTGAATCTGCATTTAAACGAGCACCCTTAGATACAATAATGTATCTTGGAACTGCTTTATTCTCAAAATAATCTAAGTTATAACGAGCAGCAAATTCATCTCCCGCCACTGCTTTTGAAGCAGACATAATATCAGGAATTCCATAATATGTATTTGTTGGAGAATATTTCTTAAAGTGAATAACTTCGTTTGGACGAGGATCTGTTCCTATTTGGTCCTGTGTGGTCGTATCGCCAAAGTTTCTGAAATAGGTATAACGATTGTATACCACCTGCACAAAGCCGTCTCTATGGCGGCGTATACGCATTGTAATGGCAGGAATATGACCAATGTAACCAATTTGACCAGAAGATGTTCTACCAACTTCTAAAAATCCATTACCAGTTACTTCTAAATCACGATAAACTTTTTTCATTATTTCTTCAAATGTGTCGTCTGAATTAAGACTTTCAATTTTATCTTGCATCATTACTTTTGCACGAGAAATTTTGCGACGAACTTTTTCTAATTTAGTTTCATCTTCAGAAACATCTTCAAGCTTATCTAATGTTTTTTGATTTTCAATAAATTTATATCCAAGCCCAACTACGTTTGCAACTTTTGCCTCTACTGCTGCATGGTGGTATGGAGAAAGATCAAATAATTGTGCTAAATACATTACATTGTATGGGGGCTGAACTATTTGAAATAAAGAATATCCTGTTAAGTCAAGTGGATCAAGTTTTTTAGATTTAGCGTCATCTAATCCTGTATAAGCTTTTTGCAATTTGCGACTTGCGTTTCTTTTAAAATTAGAATTTAGGCCTTCAATTTTTAAAAGTTCATCTACTTTTGCTAGGAAAGGATCATCAAAATCTGATTCTTGTAATTGTCTTGGAGAAGTTCCTAATGCAGCTCCTTCAATTTCAATCATTGTTGAATTATCGTCATCTGGGGCTACGTCTGCTCTATGTTCCATTTTAAATTATTCCCATTTTTTTCTTTTGAACTAAATCTTCTTTAAGGGCTGGTAAATCATACTCGTCTGCAACCAACCCCCAATCCATTCTTTGTTTTTGACTTTCGTATTCTTCTTGTGACACTGGGCGGTGTCCTGAAAACCATACTGGGGATCCGCCTTCTTCTACTCCGTATTCTTTAGCAAATCTTCTTAATTCTGCAATTTTAGAAACATTTCCTTTTGTAGAAAAAATACACATAAAGTTACCTTCTTCATCAGTAACTAATTTTCCTTCTGCAGTCTGCCATATGTATGTCCCATATGACACTTCTTCTATTGGAGTAACCTTCATATGACTCTATTCTACCATTTTGTTATATCTAAACGAAAAAAATGGTTATATGGTTGCCTATTCATACTTTCTTGGCTCCCATACTTCATTTTTATATACCCCGCCATTTGGTTTTCTATATTTATAATAATTAAAAGATATTTTTTTATCTATATTTTGATCGGATTCTTCTATATATTCCGAATTCCAACTTTCTCTTTTAAAAGGGATTATTTGAGCATATGGAGTTCCTGCTGGGATAATTCCTTTAAAATTATTTTGAAAAAAGAATGGCATGCTTCCTGGCATATTTACTTTGTCATTATCAATGATTCCCGCTACTGTTAAAAATGGCAACTCAAAACGATTAGCTGGTTGTATATACAAAGCACTGTAGCCTTCTGGTAATTCTACTGCCCATTCAGGATTCCACGAAAAATGATGACTGGAATATCCATAAGGGGTTTTAAATTGATGCATGGGAACTCTTGTTTCTACAAAATTTTCAAAATTTTTATCTAAAATTTCAAATGTAGCTGAATCTTCTGTGACATCAAACTTAATATCACAAGGAGTTAAATAACTATATCCAGAACCCATGACATCAAATATTGCTGGGCAAGCTTTCCAATTTACATATTTTCCGCCATCTTCTCCTATAGGGAATTCTCCAGTATTTGGATCACGAAAAAATCTATCTGCTTTTCTATACCAATCTGGGATGGTTTTAATAATTGGGGCTGGTTTATTTATTGAATCTTTAGATAAACCCTTTTTATGAGTTTTAAAAAATATTTTTTTAATTTCTATTATTCCATTTGTGAAGGATATGTGTGGTATCTATACCAATTTACAATTGCATATCTTATACCATTAATTACTGGATTTACTTTATGCATATAAGGAAAAGAAGATGAAAAAACAATTATATCTCCTACTTCTGGCTTATGCTTTATTCCAAAGTGGTTAAATTCTAAATCCCCGCCATCATAATCATTATTAATATAAGCACTTACAGAAATTGTTCTTGGATATTTTTTACCGTCATCAACATGTGAATCAAACTTATCTGTTTTACCATACTTTATATAAACGTATGGACCTCCAACAACTTTTTCAATTTTATAAAAAGATATAAAATCTTGTATATATGGATCTATCCATTGATCTGTTTTTAAATACATTTCTTTTCCAAGCTCATCATCAGATTCCATTATTTCTGGATACAAACCAAAATCTTGACACTGACGTGCGTTATCAAGTTTATTCTCATAACTGCCCGTATCAACTACTTGTGAATTATTCCAACGATTAACAAATTCATTATTAAGTTTATTAAATATTTCTTCAGCTTTTTCTTTATTGCCCTTATAAAGTATTATCCCAGGGGCTAGGATATGTTTTTCAAGCATAAAACCTCTTGTCTATAATGCATATTATGATATCATTATAACATAATAAAAAAGGATATTCAAGTGCAAAATAAACGTATTTTGATTACTGGTGGGCTTGGCTTTATAGGCTTTCATGCAGTTCAAAAATGGCAAAAAGAAAATTGGGATATTTTAATTATAGATGATCTTTCAAGCAATATAATAGATCCATCAAATAATTTATTACAAAATACTAAAATAATTATATCTGATATTAAATCTGTAACTGCAGAGCAAATTGGCAATATAGATTTAATATTACATTGTGCTGCTCCTAATGGAACTATTGCAATTTTAGATCATGCTGGAAATATTGTAAAAACAATTATAGATGATGCTTATTGGGCAATTAATATGTCAAAAGAAAAAGCCTGTCCAATTATATTTATATCTACTTCTGAGGTGTATGGAGATCATAACGGAGCATCTCTATCTGAAGATTCTGAAAAGATTCTTCAAGGATCTTATATTATTAGAGATGAGTATTCTCATGCAAAACTTTTATCAGAAATTATTTTATCAAGTATTTCAAAAATAGACCCTGGCTTTAGATATCAAGTAATTAGACCATTTAATGTCGTAGGAAAATATCAAAAATATCAAGGTGGACACGTTTTACCAAGATTTGTTAAACAAGCTTTAAACAATGAGCCTATAACTGTTTATTTTAATGGATTGCAACATAGAGCTTTTACTTGGGTACAAGACGCTGTTAATGCTATTTATCTGACTTCTATTACAAAAGAACATTGGAACCATATTTGGAATATTGGTAATGAAAATAATAAATTTTCTATTTTAGAATTATCTAGTTTAGTTAAAAATTTAACTAATAGTCAATCAGAAATTTTGTTTGTTAATCCTAAAG